GTCTAATGACACACCCACCTCGTCTGCAAGAGATGTGTTTTCTACTAATCTATCATAAACTTCATCAGCTATGATAGGAGTGCCTTGTGCGTATGCTTGATTACAATTACGCAAGTATGTTTCTAATTTTTCATTCATTTATATATTATACTCGAATTTTAAGGTAATGTCAAGAACTATTTTTTAAGTCTATAGATATATCTTATCTAGTATGTCTTTGAAGTGTACTTCTAAAACATCTTTTACTTCTGAAATAGAGAGTATCTCTACCATCGCTTCAAATATACCACGACTATTTTCAAAGTCTAAAGGCATAGCTATGCCGTCCTTTGTAGGCTTCCATTCTTCGTTAAAATCTAAATAATATTTTCTTATATGAAGATACTCTGTACCACGAAAAGTATTTATCATAACAAAGATTTTCTCATGTCTATCTTCATTGTGATGTATTTCTTTTTCGTATACAGGTGCTGCGTTATGTAATTCTATCATTTTTCAAAATCCTTGACAAAGGCACAATAGAAGTTACATTTTTCGGCTGTAGCAATCTAAATGAATCAGTATCCCAGCAAAACAAAAGTACCTGAGTACCATTAGGTTTTGCCCTGTTTCTTTTAGACTGTATATATTTATTATCAAAATCCATAGTGCATACATTGTACTTCAATCTACGACTATTTTGACTTCGATATGTGATGATAGCATCGCCTGCATCATCTACAGTTTTTATAAAGTCCTCTTTTTTCATTCCGTTTCCTTAGGGTTGTTAATATCTATTACCGTCCCTTAATGGTTCACTTTCTGAGGTCTTTCTTTTAGATGTAAAAAATCGTGGGAGAGTTGCCTCCCCCACTTTTCAGGGGTAGTTAATCGTTAAGTTTATTTAACAAGTCAGCAAAATACTTGGCAGCTTTCCCTGTGAGCTTACCAATTATAGCAGCGTCTGGCTCTTGACCCATGTCTGATATAGCATTTGTCAATTCTTCCTGAGCAGCAGCAACACTTACTCTGCCACCACCAGTTCCTCCACCTGAGGACTTGACTGCAGGGTTTTTCTTTACATATACACCTGCTTTTGTTAAAATCATTCTGACACCGTTTGGACTTTGGTCTAACTGTTCGGCTATGCTTTTAACAACTTCCATACTATTCTCTGGAGTTGGCTCTTCTGATACATACATATCAATCGCTTCTTGCTTGGTTTCATCTGTCCATGTAGACATTTTTCTTCTCCTTTTCTTGTAAGATTCTGGTAGACCAGGGCACCAACCCGTTGCTTCCTTCATCTGTAAATAAAATCTATCACTCATTGATAATTTCCTAAATATATAATATATTATACTCACTTTTTAACCGTGAGTCAAGAACTATTTTCTAGTAGGTATACCCGTAGGTAATTATATCATTGTGATATAGCTGGGCAATCATAGTACGAGTTTTAAGTGTATACCAACTTCTCCAGTCGTATACCACTTTTGTACTCTCTAAAATTGATGTGTCTTTGGGAGCTAAGTCCAAATCTTTTAGGTCTCGTTCCCATGCTTCTAATCTTATTATGTGGTCACAGTCTTTGTATAAAAGAGTTTGATACTCAGGAGTTTCTTTAACAACCCATTTATCAAATCCAATATAATTTAAACTAGCATAATAGTCAGATACCACTTTTTCAAATGGATTTCGTACTACACCAATAGTTTTACTTTTTGTGTTTAGTATCAGCTTCATCTTGCAACTCCTTTATTCTTTTATACAGTTGATAGATTAAAGCATTTTGTTCTGCTATCTGTGCTTTTAATGCTTGTTCCTGTGTCATTTAAAATACTTCTCTAAAACGCCTAGTTTATCTTTATAACTAGATATTTGTTTTATTTCGCTTTCTATAGTTCCCATAAAGTCAGGGTGGTCTGCCACTCCTGTATGAGAACCTAATAAGACTTCTACATTCATTACATGATAGGTTATCTTTGCTTCAAAATGTTTTTGTAAAGCCTTAATTAAATTATCTCTATAATTACTCATCTTTTGTTTGTCCTAAATATGCAGGGATAAATCCCTTTAAAAATCTTTCTCTATGACTATCCACTAGAATAATATGTATCATCAGTGGTAGTGCAATGGTTGATAAACCTATGAATATTGCTGAACCTAGCCATCTGTATCGGTAAGCTATATTATTAGGTTGTATAAGTTTAATTATTTTCATAGCTGGTAGCCATAGGCTTATGTATGCCATAAAGACTCCACTAACCCAAAAGGCTACTATAATGTTAAATGTTGTATATGTCGACTCCATATTTCTCAAGATGTTTCAAACTACCTAATTCACATGCTAACTGCACACAATACTTACCTGCATATCTTAAATGAGGAAAGAATGTATTACTTAGGTCTGTTGATTCAATAGTGTATATTTGATACATTCTTGAGCCATACTTCTCTACATAGTTTATTGCTTTCGTAATATCTCCCTGACAAGCATAACCTGCATTGGCTGCTTGATGCTCTGGAGTTATTTCTCTAATTATTTTTGCTGGGTAGTTCTTTCTAATTGCCCAGACTACTTCTCCGACTTCAAACTCCTCTGCTACACATTGGTCTGGTAGCATGGCGTTTCTTCGTCCTTCGTAGTCGCCCTCTGGCAACTTCATGGGAACTCCAATCCTTTCTATTATGCTTTTTACAAAAGCAGGAGAACGATACATACTAGAGGCGATGTTAGACACATTTTCTCCTGTAATATATCGCTGTACCACAAAACGAATATCATCATCAGTTGCAGGTTTCCCACGCAACTTAGCTTTCATACGACTAGTTCTTTCAATATCTAGTTTATGCTCATCTATTATTTTACCTAGTCTGGTCGTATTATAAGTAATATTTAGTATAGCACAAGCTTCCTTTTTGGTTATAGGTTTATCTTGTTCTAATAACTCAATTACTTTGGCTATATTCGCTTTGGTTAGATTCTCGTGTTTCTTGATTCTCAATTTCTTTTCCTAGTAACATTACAGCATAGTGTAATATCTTAAGTAAATCATTGGTATCTTTCCCATTCTTCTTGCCATATCGCTGAGCATACTTTATGATATTTCCTAAGCAAAACCCTTCCCCATGACCTGCATCGAATATGAACTCCGTTGATTGTATTTTATTCATACTATAATGACTGTGATAAGTCCCTATAATATGGTTTCTTAACATAGTTAATGCTGTCTCTTCGTTAAATTTATCTTTCATTTTTCTGTTGTAAAAAAGCAAACTTGTACAAGTCTGCCTGTGTTTTTATCATGCCCCCAACCTGCGTTGAATGGAGCGTGCCAATAGTTTGCAGGATACATTATAACTCGGTTATAAATGTTTGCTGCGTAAGTGTGCATATCAAATATGCCATCTGGTTCCCAAAACTCTTTGAATCCTGCTTGTGGAGCTATCTTCATATCTTTTGTTTTGAACACCTTTTTAGTATTCTTTGCCCTAAATAAACCTGTGCCATGGTCTGGCTTCGCATTAGGACTTAGATAACATACTGACGCCCACGATTGTCCACCACTTTCTCGTTCTTTGATTTCAGTTATCTGACTGTTATCATGATGAACCCAATTTTGATGTGGTTGTTTTTGTAGATTTGTTTCTTCTAGTCCTAGTGTAAAAGCAGTATTGCTATTGTTTACTGGGAAATCTATAATCTTTCTGTTTAAGATATTCTCATATCTGTTTCGTAAGTAAATCCAGTTAGTCATATTAAATGCTCCTTGGCTTCGCTTACCTGGAAATAGATTCTTTTTACCTTTGCTTCCTGGAAAGAAAAATTGTTTTAAAGCATTTTCTCTTACTTCGTCAGGGTTTGGATAAAAATCATCAACTATGATAATCATTTTTGAAGTTCTTCAATAACATCTAATCCACCTTCAATCTTTGCAAGGTATTCTTTTTTATCTGCTAACTTAACTTCTAGAGAATGTATCTCTTGAACTATCTTATCATATTGCACTTTTAAATTATTTTTTAGCATGTCTGTATGCGACATAGTTTCTAGGGGTTCTTTAGTTATCCCTAGTAATTGTTCTAGTTTAATGTCTTTCGCCATGCTTTCTTACTCCATTTCCTAAATGCACTTCACTACCGTCAGACTTTCTCATAATTAATTGTCTGAAGTAGTGCTGTTTCTCCATATACTTATCAATCGCTGCTAGTCTATCTTCTTTGCTAACACCATCATTGAATGTAAAAGTATATTCTCCTCTTTTTACTTTAATCATTTTGCTGTTATTCTTTGGTCATACCAAGCAAGACCTTCGTCCCACCAGTAGGGTTTATCCCTGTGTGACCACTTGGCGAATGTCGCCTTGTCTGTGTGATAGTAAAGTCTGTAACTACCAATAACATCATCTGCATCTTTTAACTCATCTGGCATTGCCATACCAAACGGAGTCTGTCCAAGACTAGGTGTGTTTTGTAATTCAGGTAGTTTATTTATTACTTCTACTACTGACTTGTGTTGTTTGCCATAGCGATAATGATACTCGTCATTCAAAGCATTGGCATAACAATGAACCCACTCAAAGTTATCGAGAGACGACCGTGTCCATATCGTGCATGGGTGATTATACATCATCGGCAGATACTGACACAGAGGTCGCTCCTCGAGGGGTAAATCTTTTATTTCGGCTTTCGCCTCATTGAGGATTTTACTTTCCTCTTTGTTCAAAGCTCTAGGGACAAATCCCAAAACTTTATCTACCCAGACAGTTGTGCACATTAGCTGTGCGGCTTCTAGTGGCATTTTTACAATGTGTTTATCCACATGGTATTCTGCACACTTATCTAAATCTTCGTCTAAGTAAAATAAATTCATTTATCTCCAGCACTTATATTCGTTACACTCGCCTGTCTTGTGGTCTACCATCTTGCCACAAAACTCGCAGTCGTCCCAATACCAAGTCTCAAAGGACTTTGTATCTGAGTTCCACACTTGGCAAGTTTTTTTGTCTATTGTATTTTCCATAATATATTATATTATACACAAATTTTCATTTGTTGTCAAGAACTATTTTTTCTGTCCTTCCTGACCAGCTGTTGGGGCTTTGTGTGTTCCAGCGTATAAACCAAACCAAGCTGCGCCTGCTCCGACTAATACTGAAATCAAACCTGATTGTTCTAATGATGGCTCGGGTAAATCCATAAACCACATTGTAGCATAGTATAATAAGAAAATATATACACTTAAAAATAATCTTGGGAATATTCTCCAACTGTCAATTGCTTGTGCAAAGAAAATCCACTTTTGGTATGGGTTGACATTGTTTACATCTTCCAACTCCCTGATTCTATCTTTGAGTTCGGACTTCTCTTGCAATAAGGACATAAATTTATTAAGGTCTATCTCAACTTCATTTCTATCCATGTCGCCAGAAAACTGACCCATGTTATTCATGTTTGCCATAATTCTCTCCTACGGCTTCCAGTCATACCATTCGTTTCTTCCGTTATAAGCTGGTGGCTCATGAAAGTGAAAACTAATTGATATTCGTGGACTTAGAGTATCTACTCTATGATACTTCCCTCTCGGGATATACAACAAATCACCCTCATTTAAATCGAACACCTCTTCTAGAGTTGCTTCCTGTGGGCGATAAGGTTGTCCCTTCCGATGAAACTCTTTATACATATACCAACGCACTGTGCCTGATACATGAAATAAAAAGTTATCGGTAGAGTCTGCATGAATAGGAAAACACTTTGCACCTTTTTGATTACTGCAATAGATGTTTGCTTGTCCTATCCCATAAACTTTTTCAAATTCTTGACATTGTTTCCACATAGTTTCGTTTAGAAACTCACTCAATGTCAAAATAAAACTACTTCCTGATTTCCATAAATCATATATTTCTTTTCTACTTTTCTTGTTTGGTGATTTCTTTTTACACCATTTATTACCATCTGGTAATACTACTTGTAGTTGAGGGGTTCTATCCCATGCTCCTATATTTATTTGATTCAAATAGTTATCAAGTTCTTTCCAACTAAAATGATTCTCAAATCTAGGTTTGTCTGACTTAATTACAAAATGTCTTTTACCTTTATACTTCTTGTAAAAGTTATCCTCTCCTACTGCACTTATTAATTTATTAAATGGTATTGACAATTCTTGCTAACCTCCACCATTCTTTCATTAAATCTGGTCTTGGGTGAGTTCCTTTTGCATGAGGTGTATACTTGGGGTGCCAAGGTTGATAACTCAATGCTGTAAGATGTAATTGCCAAATCATATCTGCATCAAAATGCTCTTTCTTTGTCCAATCATTGCTACCATCTAATGGTGGTCTAGAAGGATTAGTTCCATCAAAAGAGTTCCATCTTGCGTCTAATTGTTCTACTAGTTCCATTGTTTTTTCTTTGTGTGGACTTCCTAGTTTTCTCATAACTTCCCATTTGTAAGAAGTATTCTTCCACTTTTTCATTTTTTCTATTGGGTCTACAAAGTCCTTCGCTTTCTCACAATCTATCAAAAGCACACTATCACACCAGAAACCTCGTGGATAACCTAGTTCTCTACCTCTTAGACCATTATCTTGCATTGCGTCCCATACCATGCCGAAAGCCTTGCCATTCAGACTAGTATCAAATAAGTGTCCTATATCTCGAAAGTTTACCATATCAACATCAGTGTAAAGAGCCTTGCCTTTATAATTCATTAGATGAGGTATAGCATATCTATAACAAGTAAAAGGTGTGCCCCAACAAGTTCTGTTCCAATCTTCACCCATCGTTTCTGGACTAAGCCATGTTATGTTTATATCTCTCTTTGTGTTCTTGTATAGACTGTATAGGTAAATCTTTGCCGCTTTTTCATCATACTTACCACCTGAGCCTATAAATAAATTAACTGTAGGTTGCATAAAATATCTCCTGTCCTTCTTCTAAATGTAAACAGTGTGCCCACATGTTTCCTAGTGGTTTTGCTGTGTCTCCTATCCAAGTAGGAACTATGCCTCTTTGTTTAAAAGGGTATAATTGGTAATCATATATTGCCATGCAGTTTCGTAGAGTGCCTCTACTTTTAGAAGTTAATAACTTTACTTTATCATGTAGGCAAAATATTATAGTTGGTTGTTGTGTTGGTAAGTGAAATCCCTTTTTTGTTGCTTTCACATATAGTAGGTCGTGTAGTGTTTCTTTCCAACCATGAGTGGTTGCTATGTTGCCGAAGTATTTTAGTATAGCTTCTTTGTTCTCCCAATACATAGGAAAACTACTATCAAAATTTAAATCAGTTCTACTCTTTTGGTGAAAGTGAAATACATCACAAAAGGGAAATAAAGAATGGGCATGATAAATGCCGTGTGCCTCTACTTCATCTTGTAGAGTATATAAAAATTTGTTTGCTTTAATAGGCATGACACTCTCCTCGTAAAAATCCTACTACTATATCTCGTTTACCCCATTCTAGAGGAGTGCTCTCATGTTCATGTATGCTAGTAAATATCGTTAAACTCCCTTTCTGTTTTATAGTTTTAAAATTATGTCTAAAGTCTTCCCTAACTTTCATAAAGTCAGGAATAAAATTTGCGTCCATGAACACATCAGGAACAGTATAGCTTTCTACTATCTCTAAGTTCCCACCTCCATACTCCTCAGCATTGCTCAGTTGTATACTAATGCTAATCTTTCTTGCTGTTTTCTTTGTATAAATATCTTCGAGTGAAGGACGATAATCTCGGTGTGGTCGAAAGAACATACCTTTTTCATCATATCTGACCATGTTTATTTCATGTCTTTTTCTTTCTTCGTATAGATGGAAGTTGTATGTTCTACTATTGTATAAATTTACATACTCCATTAATCTATCGTAGAAAGGGAACTGTATATTACTTCTTTTCTTACACTTTCTTATCTTAGAGTTATACCCTGACCATCTGGTCATGGCATATTTCCACTCCATCTCTTGATTGATAGAATAAAGACTGTCTATTTCTTCTTCTGTCATAAAGTTAGGCACATGACCTACAAAATCTGCTTTACCGTTCTTACTTACTAGTAGTTTAGTGCTTTCTTGTATTTCTTTGCCCACTCTATATCCTCTGCAATTACACAAGAAATGCTATCATATTTTAACTTTCTTGCTATGGTTATTATTTCATTCCCTGCGTATGCTAGAAATGGAAAACTTTTTAACCATGTTGGCATGCAGTCTTTTCTTTCGTCCTTTATCCTCATATAGTTGCCATATAAGTTTGGCACTAATATAATAGGTTTATCAAGTCCTACTTCTTTTATGTAGTCTAGGTTTTGTTTCTTAAACCTATCATGCTTCCTAACAGAACATATCTTACTTATGTCTACTGTTATGGGAAGTTGTTTTGTTTGTTTTATTTTTATTACGCTAGTGTCATTCGCCACTAGCTTCGTCGAACTACTATCGTCCAATATTTTTCTCCAATTCTTCTATTCTTCTTATAAGTTCAGGGTAAGCCTCAAACTCATGTAATTCTTTACATGGGTGAGAGTTAGCTTCCAACTCGACTACCCTTTCTTCGAGTTCTTCTAGCCATTCCTCATTTTCTTCAAACCTTTCTTGTGCTGGTTCATGTTCTTCAAACCAGTCAGAGTGTTTATTCATCACTCTTCTCCAATGTAGCATTTGTAAAAACTTAGTTAACACTTTGTACTATCTCCTTTGCGTTTTCCCACTCACTTCTATTGTAACTAGGTATTGCAATCTCGCATACAAATCTAGGTTTAGCACTTCTATTTCGGTCAGCTAACCACTGTGTGCCGTCCATTGTCCCTGCAATTACTGTCCAATCTTTATTTCCAGCAGTATGCTTATCAGGAATGTATGACCATTTGCCTTTATCTACCCAATGGGTGAACCCTTCACCTGCATTGTGTATAAATCTAATAAAATTCTTGTGTTTATAATGGTTATTATTCCAAGCACTCCAACCCATTGTAGGTGGTTGTAGTAGTATCTCATCATAATACCAATTATCTGTGTTTGTTTCTTTTCTAAAAGCATTTAGTATAACTGACTTCCTAGTTGTCCACTCTCTATTAAAGTTTCTATAACCATAGTCTATACTATTATCTTTATCCATAGTTGGCTCACTATCTTTCATTTTCTCACGCAGTCTTGCTAAAGATATGTTAGGTAGAGGGTCATTTTTATAAGTAGCTATATGACCATATGCTTGTTGTGCCATTCTGTCTAACTTAACCAAAAGGTTAAGGTTTTTAATTGTTAGTGTCTCCATTAGTTAAATCCGCTGTGGTAACCTCTCGGTAATACACTACCACATCTTTGAGTTCTGTAATATATCTTTTCAACTCTTGCATATTGTATGCCATTGTTTCATAGTCTGGAATAGTCATAGCAAGAAAGACTAATTCTCCTTCTTGTGCTTCGATTATGGCAAACTGTTCTTCATAGTTCTCTGGTGTAATAGTTAACCATTGAACTTCTCTTAAATCTATCTCCCGAGGCATGATAGGTTGAACTATTGTTCTCTCTATCGGTTTTGCACTAACCTCTAATGTCTTCGTTGGGAGTAGGCTGCAGTTGGAGACCATCATCGAGGTCATCAACAATAGTGCTGAGCTCTTCGATGTCTTCCATAATATGTTTTGTTCCATTATTTATCTTCCTTTGCATTTCCACAGGGTCACCCATTATTTTTGCACTTAACTCATAGTTTCTTATAAACTCAGAGTATCTGTTTAGCTCCCTCTGTGCGGCTTGACTTTTCTTACTCATTTCAACTAACTGTTCTCCTTGTAAGGTAAAGTCTGCTTGTAATGTTTCCATTGCTTCTTGTTGTGTTTGTATAGCTACTTCTAGCTTTGCATTATTTTCCTTTAGTATTCCGTTTTCATTCCATAAATAGTATGAAAGTCCACCCAATACTAAAAGAAGTGCTAATAAAAATTGTTGCATTACAACTCCTCTATTTTATAGTTCAGTCCTTCTGCTCCTCGAATTTCTACTAATTCTCCCTCAGAAGTTTTGAACTTTAAAAACTTGTCCTTTTTACTATAGAACTTCTTTACAGTATATGTTCTATCATCTGAGTCGCCCCATACACCGTTATAACTAACTGTTAGTCGGTAATAGGTAGTCCAAAAACTACTTAACCAAGTCCACCATTCACTCATAGTCTAAATGTCCAGTCATGACCTACAAACATATCTGCTTCTGCTTGTCTGCGTCTAGTAAGTCCTTCGAGCACTTTCCCACCTGCTTTGTTCCACCTTAAGATTTGTGCAGGAACTCCGTCGTAGTCGCCAGAGTTGAGAACTTTCAACATAGTTGATGATGTGAGATTACCATTACCGAGATTATACACCCAACTGACTAGTGCATCGAATTGATTTTGAGATAGTGGAACGGTCACAGCTGTATTCACATAGTTTTCATACTCCTCTAACTCAACCTCTAGCATATGATTAGCATGGCTTTCAGACCATTGGTCACCAGGCTGCACTCCTTTTGTATGTCCATATCCTATTGTCCATACACCAGCTGCGCACTGATATGCTTCTAATTCGCACCCTTCAAAGTGCTTGATTAAATCTATTCCATATTGTGATGTTTTCATGTTTTCTCCAAAGTCGGGGGTTTTCACTCGTGAGAAACACCCCCTAAAACCTGACAGTATTAAGATAGGACGACTATGCTTTGTGCCATCACACCTCCGAACGCTGTAATGATTAAAAAATTCATTACCGCATCGCAGAGTGAACCGTCCTCACACATACTATCACGAACTTGCAATAAGATTGCTTTCATTTTAATTTATCTCCAAGATTTTCCTCTTAGAATTTGGAGTTCGTGACAGAGTGATTGTCAGTAATCCGTCTTGTAGATTTACTTCATCTACTTGTAAGTCAGCGTTAAGAATAAATCTTCGTTCAAAAGACTTTAGACTTAATCCTTGATGAACAAAGCGTTCATCTCCGACTAGTTTATGTTCTTTCTTACCCTTTAATTGAAGTTCCTCGCCATCAGCAACTATCTCCAATTCTTCTTTTTTCCAACCTGGAACAGCAATCTCTATACGATAATTGCCTTTACTTTCGATAATATTATATCTCGGATAACTTGTCTCTGTATAATGTGGCAGAGTAGGTGTATCCAGACCAAGCCAAAATTTACTTAAATCAATACTCATTTGTTTTCTCCATAATTCCTTTTCAGTAAATACTCGCATTGCCTAACGGTCAATGCACCAAAATGTAAGTGAAACCCTCCACTTACATACTAATTATACTAAATTTTTAACCTGATGTCAAGAACTATTTTTCGAAGTCATCGAATTTAAGTATTCCTTCTTCTTCCAAATAGTCTATCGTGCCTCGTATTCCTACTTGCTTTCCATACATGTAAGTAACTCCACACATCATAATTAAAAATAGTAAATAACTTATATCATTTTCATTCATAGATAAT